ATACTTGGCCTTTGTGTGGTCGCACTGACCTACGCGCAAACGTATGTCCTACAGATTGACCTCACGCCCTTCCAGCAGATGCTAGCGGGGTCAGGGCTGGGTAGTGCTATTGTGGTCTTGAGGTTTTTGACCACTATGCCGGTTGCTGATAAGAAGACAATAAAAGGATAAGCCTATGTCATACCCGATTACAACAACGGAGTTGATGCAACACTTACGGTTTACCGCGGACGCCTCAGAGCTTGTAGAGGCTGAGACTATGATACAGTCGGCGACTCGCTTCGCAGAGATGTACACTGGGCGGAGGTTCGTGTTAGAGACAGTGACAGAGTACTTCTCTCAGTTTCCATTGTCCTCTGTTCGTCCTATAAAGCCATCGGGAGGTCCTGCTGAGTCGCTGGTGTCGTTGTCTTATTACGATACCAAAGGTACACAGATCGCCATAACAGATAGTCGTATTCTATTTGGTAAAGTGTGGCCTGCTCGTCTTAGTGAGTGGCCTACCGACGTCATGCAGTGCGTCCCTGACGCAGTCGAGCTGGTCTATACGACTGGCATGGCGCCTGAGGCTGTGCCGTCTCCTGTTAAGTCGGCAATCTTACTCATGGCGTCTAGTCTATGGGAAAACCGCGAAAACGAGATCGTAGGACAGAACATCAAGTCTCTAAAGCCGTCTTTAGCTGCTAAGGATCTATTACACCCCTATAAGATGAGGTAGTAAGATGAGAGCAGGAAGACTCCGAAACAAAGCAACAATATATGTTCCAAGTACAGCCAGCAACGCCTGGGGTGAGGTGGAGCAATCCTACACTGAGCTAGGTACCTACTACTGTAGTGTGACGACTAAGCCCAGACGTGAACAGGATAGCTCTGACTCTCTAGTGTCACGAACAGAGTACGACCTTAGGTTCCGTTATTACGACGACCTGGCGACTCTACCGCGTGACGCCTATCTAACCGTCAAAGGTGTGACACTACATGTCGTATCGGTGGCAAATGTACAGATGCACGACCGAGAGATACAGCTTATATGTGAGGAGCGAGCCTGATGATTGATATAGATCTGCGATCGTTCCTTTTAAGCCAAGCTGTAGTATCTAGCAAGGTTAGTGACCGTATGTATGCGCTGAGATTACCCCAGGCATCTACTAGCACCTCATTAGTATACGATGTAGGTGAAGGTATAGCTGAGGTAAACGCTGGTAGTGTGACGGGCGTTATACGGTACAGCGTGGCACTGAGTGTGTATAGTTCTAGCTACGTCGACATGCGTGTTCTATCGACAGACGTTGTTGGTCTACTTCAAGGGTATACCGGGTCTATGGGTACCACCCACGTGGTAGGTACATACATTACTAACTCTATGCCCTCTTACGAAGAAGACACTAAGCTGTACAGGAACATCATTTTATTTAACATTTTTACAAACTAAGGTATAAAACATGACTGCTATTTCAGCCCCGTTCCACGGCCTTTCCACAGAGCTACATGTCACATCTGCCATTGGTGGGACTATTGATAATACCACACTGGTCGGTGAGGTAAGCTCCATCGGTACTCTTGAGTTATCAGCTAACATCATCGAGTACAACGGCTACGGAAAAACACACAAACAAAAGCTAGTTGGTCAAAAAGACTCTGGCACCCTAAGCATCACTGTAAGTTGGGTACCAGGCGACGCTAGTCAGGCTACTCTTAAGGGTCTATACGACTCTGGCGATGCTCAGACCTTTGCAATCAAGTGGATCTCTGGTTCAGAGAATGCACACGCAGAGTTTACAGGGTATGTCGCGAGCTTCTCGATTGATCAGCCTGTAGAAGATGTTGTCACCGCTAACATCGATATCGCTATCGACGGCGGCGTAACGTTCGACTTAGCTACATCGTAACGATTAACTATCGGTACTATAAGGTCGGCCCCAAGGGGTCGGCCACTACTTATTATTAGGAGATGACAATATGTTAGATAGAGATGCAATTCTTAGCCGAGTTGATCTGGACGTGAAAGAAGTCCACGTACCTGAATGGGATGGTTCGGTATGCGTTAGGGGTTTGACCGCCCGTGAGCGAGACAGCTTTGAGACATCTATAGGTGCCTCTGCCGACTTAGACAACCTACGAGCGAGGCTAGTAGTGTTGACAGTATGTGATGCTGAAGGTAACCGTATATTTAAAGATAACGACGCTAATGAGCTAGGTAAGAAGAACGCCCAAGCAGTCGATCGTCTATTCGAAGTAGCTAGATCTCTCTCTGGTATGACTGACGCAGATGTCAAGGAACTAGAGGGAAACTAAAAAGAGACCCGGCTAGACGGTTTAAGTTCCGCCTAGCTGGCCACCTTGGTATGACCGTAAGGCAGTTAGAGAACTCACTATCGTCTCGAGAGTTAGCTGAGTGGATGGCGTTCTATTCAATTGAGCCTTTCGGTCCTTCTAGGGAGGACTACAGGGCCGGTCTCATAGCCGCAACGACTGCCAATTGCTCTGGCGGTAGTAAAAAGGTCCTGCAACCGACTGATTTTATCAAGATATATCAACAGCCGAAAACATTATCTTATATTGATCGTAAAAAGGCTCAGAGCCAGCAAATGGCCATGTTTAGGGCTTTATCGGAGAAGTAGTATGGTTAGAAAAGACAAGGAAATGGTGAGCGTGCATGTTTCCGGTTTACGGGAGCTAGAGCAAGCCCTTAATAAGCTCGATCTAGATATACGCAAAAAGGCCGCAAGGGACGCGGGTAACGAGGCGATGGAGCCTATACGTCGGCAGGTAGCCTTTAGGGTTCCTAAGGATGAAGGTGCTCTTAAGTCTAGTATACGAATGACGTCTACTAATGCCCCGTCACGTCTAAGAAAAGAAAAGAAAGGCGCCATACTCCGCACGCGTATTTCAGCAGGTAACACAAAGAGGCATAAAGGCGGTGCCTACGCATTACAAGTTGAATTTGGGACAGCTGATACACCTAAACAGCCCTTCTTACTGCCATCTATTCAAGGTAACGAGCGGACAGTGTTTAGGCGGTTCAAGCAGTCGCTTACAGACTCTATAGCGCGTGGCGTGAAGAAGCAATTTAGACGAAACAAAAGGAAAGCACGCTAATGGCTACATTATCAAGATTAAACATCGACCTTATATGTAACTCTGCACAGTTCCGTAAAGAGTTAGATAAGGCAGTGATGCGGTCTAAACGTTTCCGAAAAAACGTACAAAACGATTTTACTAAAGCAGGTAAAGCGATTGGTGTAGTAAGCACTGCTATAGCTGGTCTAGCGGGTCGAGAGACGATTCGAGCGGCCGACGAGATGACGAACTTACGTAACCGTATGTTTGCACTTACGCGGTCCAACGAAGAGACCGCAATCGCTATGAAGGACATAATTAAAATAGCAAAACTTACTCGATCAGATATACGGGCCACAGGTGACGTATATACTAAGATGGCTATCGCTACCTCTGAGTTAGGGGTTAATCAAGAAGAGTTGGCAAAGGCTACAGCAGCGGTAAATAACACCTTTCTACTCTCTGGTGCTAGTGCCATAGAGGCGAGTAACTCCGCTAGGCAGTTGGCTCAAGGTTTGGCGGCTGGACGTCTTAACGGTGACGAGCTTCGATCTGTTATGGAGAACAACGCTGTTCTATCTGGAATCCTTGCTGACGGGTTTAACGTTACTAGAGGCGAGCTTAAAAAGATGGGTGAGGAAGGTCTTCTAACCGCCTCAAAGATAATGCCTATATTGATAGACTCTTTTGATACTACTACGGAATCAGTGTCTACGATGGGTCTTACCGTGTCTCAATCTACTGCCTTACTTCGTAATAAGTTTATTGAACTAGCAGACTCTGCTAACCAGTCATTCGGGTTCACAACTAAGATCGCGAATAGCCTGAGTTGGCTATCTGAGAACCTTACAAAGATCTCTGTTGGTGTTATATCTGCTGTCGCTATCCCAGCGTTTACTGGGTTGGCTTACGCCATAAGAGCCGTAAGTATAGCTCTAGTTTCTAACCCTATAGGAGCCATTATAGCCGCCACGTCGGTAGTAGTAGGTATAGCATCACAGAAGATCTATGAAAACTGGCACGCGATA